AATAAATGTTATTTTTGAGATGTTTGAAGCATCAGTTGCAGGCGAACTTTATGATCCTGACAGATGGGGAGCATTTTATACACCTCCAGGAATGTCAAGAACAGACGGTAGTACACAAACGGCAGTGACTCCTACTCCGTCGGTTGTTACAAAACCTACTGTAGTTTCAGATAAACCTGCTGATGCTGAAGTTCCGAAAGAAGAAGCAACCACTGAAGATGAAGACGCTGACGAAAAAAGCGACACAAAACCTTCGGCGGCACAAATTCTTAAATTAATTCGTGATCGAAAAGCCCAGGCTTAATTTTTAAAATTAAAAGGGGGAATAACTATTCCCCCATTTCTATGGAATAATTATGACTAGACCATTTGATGTATCAAAATTTAGAAAATCAATCACAAAAGCCGTGCCAGGAATGGCAGTTGGTTTTAGTGATACGGTAGATTGGATTAGTACAGGAAATTATGCTCTAAATTTTCTTATTTCGGGTGATTTTCACAAAGGTGTACCTTTAGGAAGAGTTACATGCCTTGCTGGTGAAAGCGGTAGTGGTAAAAGTTACATTGCCAGCGGCAACTTAGTGCGTCATGCCCAACAGCAAGGCATCCTTCCTATTATACTTGACTCTGAAAATGCACTCGATTCTGATTGGTTATCGGCATTAGGCGTAGACATTTCAGAAGATAAACTTATGCGATTTGGCGTATCTATGGTAGATGAAGTTGCTAAATTTATAAGTGAGTTTATGAAAGGTTACAAGGAACAATTTGCAGATGAACCTTATGAAGAACGACAAAAAATATTGTTTGTTGTTGATTCGTTAGGTATGTTACTTACACCGACCGATAAAGATCAATTTGAAAAAGGAGATATGAAGGGTGACATGGGTCGTAAACCCAAGGCACTTACCTCATTAGTACGAAATTCAGTTAACCTAATTGCAGGCAATCCTGTAGGAATTGTTGCTTGTAATCATACATATGCTTCACAGGACATGTTTGATCCTGATGATAAAATTAGTGGAGGACAAGGATTTATATATGCTTCCTCGATTGTAGTTGCGATGCGAAAACTTAAACTTAAAGAAGATGAAGCAGGTAACAAAATAACAGATGTTCGTGGAATACGAGCGGCATGTAAAGTAATGAAAACCCGTTTTGCAAAACCATTTGAAAGTGTACAAATTAAAATACCATACGACACCGGAATGAATCCATATAGTGGTTTACTTGATTTATTTGAAAAAGCAGGTGCTGTTGTTAAAGATGGCAATAAATTATCGTACAGTAAACCAGGCAAGGAGCCTATTAAGGAATTTCGTAAAAATTGGACAGATGAAAAATTAGAAATTATTATGAAAGATTTTTCCTCCTGGACAGATAAAAGTGAATCGGAAGAACTAAATAACTCAGTTTCAACATTAACGGAGGATACTAATGAAAATGACAGAAGAGGAAATTCATCTGATACATGAAGTATGGGAGGTTGTATTATCTTATATTTCCACTAAAGAAGCAGAACTGGTTTGTGAAGAACTTTTAGAAAAATTTGAAACTGCTGGTTTTGTAATTGAGGATAATATAAAAGAATTAAAAGGAACCGATAAAGTAATAGATGATGTTATAGATAACATGTATTATATCGAAGAAGAAGAAGTAGAAGAACCCGAAGTATACGATTATTAATATGAGTTCATGGTACAATAAAATAAAAAACAATATATCTGAATTAATAAATTGTATTACTTTTTTCGAGTTAGAACTTGATAAAGCAAGACTCGATTGTGGTATGAAAGGTAATTTGGAAAGATTATCTAGAGAAATGCCAGGTATTGTAGAATATAGATTTAATCAACTACAAGAAATTGAAGCCATTTTAGAACATCTTAATATTGAATTAAGAAAACTTCGTTCAGCAGTATTTCGTAAATTTACTGAACATTATAATAAAGCATTAAGTTCGCGAGATGCTGAGAAATATGTAGATGGCGAAGATGAAGTAGTTGACTTTAATCATTTAATAAATGAATTTGCATTGTTAAGAAATAAATTCCATGGGCTTGTTAAAGCTCTTGATGCAAAACAATTTCAAATTAATAATATAGTCAAACTGCGAGTAGCAGGATTAGAAGATGTAGGATTATGAATGTCGAGCACCGCTGATTGGTGGTATAAAGAACGGTTACCTGAGTTGCAAGAAGAAGAACGTAAACAAAAAAATGCAAAAACTTTACTTGAGGGTGTAGAAGAGTTCAGAAATAAAGCAAAACAGGTTTTATCTGAAAAAAAACCAACAAAAAAGTAAAAAAAGTTAAAAAAGTTGCCAAAAAAGGTTGACTTTCTTGTGGCTAGAGCGTATAATATATACATGCTAAAGAAAAGAGTTAATTTAAACATTAAACGAGGAAGCAATATGCAAGTCCAAGCAAGAGTACACAACGGAGAATACGGCGGTAAAGCAGTTAATGATTTAATTTTTCCGTTGGTAAAAGGATTTAATGTTGGTAAGAACGGTGGATTTATTACAGTAGACGGAGCCCATGTTCCGGGTTTTCCAGACCGTGAAATCCGCATTAAACTTATTAGCAAACATGATTACGAAGTTATTAACTCATTTCAAACCCAAGTACAAGAGAATTCAAAAGAAGAAACAGTTGAAGTTCCGGTAGCAGTTAAACCAGAAAAGACCGATGAAGAACGTATTGCAGAAATTGCAGAACGTTTTAATATTTTAGATGAAATGACACAAGGTTCCATTGATGGTGTTGTACGTGGGATGATAGTAACAGGACCTCCGGGGATTGGTAAAAGTTTTGGTGTTGAACAAGTTATTGAAAAGAACAGCCTGTTTGATAAACTTGCTGATAAGCCAGTACGTTACGGAACTGAAAAAGGTGCCGCAAGTGCAATTGGGTTGTACCAGTTACTTTACAGGTACGCTGATCCAGGAAGCGTGTTGGTACTTGATGACTGTGATAGCATTCTTTGGGATGAAGTTAGTTTGAACTTGCTAAAGGCGGCACTTGATTCCAGTGCAAAACGGATGATTAGTTGGAATACAGAAAGTGCGGCACTCCGCAGAGAAGGTGTTCCAGAGAAATTTGAATTTTGCGGATCAGTTATTTTTATTACAAACTTAAAGTTTGATAATGTTAAGAAAGGTAAACTTAAAGATCACTTAGAAGCAATCCTTTCAAGATGTCATTACTTGGACTTGACACTTGATACAATGCATGATAAGTTGCTTCGTGTAAAGCAGATTGTTAAAGACGGGATGCTTAAGAAGTATAATTTTACTAATGACGAAGAGCACGGACTTATTATGTACATGGAAGATAACAAAGATAAATTGCGTGAGATGAGCTTAAGGATGGTAAACAAAATTGCAGACCTTAAAAAGATGGCTCCAGAACGCTGGGAACGATTAGCTGAATCGACCTGCATGAAACGCAATTAAGTATTACTAACACTTTAACAAAAAAGGAGTTCTTTGAACTCCTTTTTTTATGACCTTATGTCTGACTGTACAATAGAAATTAAAGACGAAGTTAATGTTAAAATACATGATCTTGATTTACCTACAAGGCGACAATTAGAAAAAAAATTTAAATATTTTTTACCACATGCGTTCCACGTACCTGCATATAAATTAGGGCGTTGGGATGGCTGTGTCTCTTTCTTTAGTATGGGAGGTGTAACTTACTTAAATTTCTTAGACGAAATTATACCCATATTAAACGAACATTATATCGTTAATGTCAAAGATAAACGCAAGAAACAAACATTCGATTTTATAGAAGTTACAAATACAATTCATGAGAAGTTAGTCTGGCCAAAAGGACATACGCATGAAGGGCAAAACATAATACTTAGAGACTATCAAGTTAATGTTATAAATCAGTTTTTATCAGAACCACAATGCCTACAGGAGATTGCTACAGGGGCTGGTAAAACGTTAATTACGGCTACTTTAAGTTACTCTGTAGAGCCATATGGGCGTACTATAGTCATAGTACCCAACAAAGATCTTGTTACGCAAACAGAAGATGATTATAAGAACTTGGGACTCGATGCCGGGGTATATTTTGGAGATAGAAAGGAATTTGGTAAAATCCATACAATATGCACCTGGCAGAGTCTTAATTTAATGGATAAACGATACAAGGATGGCGAAATTGATATAGGACTTAAAACATTCGCTAAAGACGTAGTATGTGTTATAGTCGATGAAGTACACATGGCTAAAGCAGATGTGCTTCGTAAATTGCTTACAGGACCATTTGCTTCAATACCTATACGTTGGGGACTTACTGGTACTATACCAAAAGAAGAATGGCAATTTGCTAGTTTAAAAGCATCATTAGGTAATGTAATAAACAGATTAAGTGCCGCAGATTTGCAAGAACAAGAAGTTTTAGCTAATTGCGAAATAAATATTATACAGACACAAGATATAGTTGCATATCTAAATTATCAATCGGAACTCACTTACTTAACAACCAACGAAAATAGAATAGATTATCTTGCAGGGTTATTTAAAGATATTGCTAAAGATGGAAACACACTTATTTTAGTTGATCGAATTAAAGCAGGAAAAATGATTCAAGAAAGGCTAGGCGATGAGAGCGTATTTATATCTGGATCCATTAAATCAGCAGACAGGCGAAAACAATACAACGAAGTACAAGATTCTGACAACAAAATCATTATTGCTACTTATGGGGTTGCAAGTATTGGCATCAATATTCCTAGGATATTTAATTTGGTCCTCGTTGAACCCGGAAAAAGTTTTATTAGAGTCATTCAATCAATCGGCAGAGGCATTAGAAAGGCCCAAGACAAAGACTTTGTAAGTGTCTGGGATATAACTTCCTCTGCAAAATTTAGTAAACGTCACTTAACCAAGCGTAAAAAGTTTTACGCAGAAGCAAAGTATCCTTATTCAGTGCAAAAAATTACAATATGAAAATTCTTACATTAGATGATACAAGTTATGATTTAGATACTATACCAGAGGAAATAGATGACATTAGATATTGTGTTGTTGATTATTCTGATTCCGAAAATGTAGATTACATTTATGTACCTTTAGTATTTTTAGAATCGTTTAATGCTCCGGCCGCAGTCATTGAAGTAGGCGGACATACTATTCAAATGCCGTTAGATTGGAGTATTGTTATAGGTGAAAAAGACATAGGTGATTTAGAAGTTTTACCTATAATGAACTTTAATGATCGACATTTTAATGCATTTGTGTACAATCCTACAAAGAGCATAATGGCAGAGTTCCTTCCAATAAAAATAGTTAATATCTATTCAGAAATGAAATGGTATTTTCCTAAATTAAAATATGGTCATATATTATCTGTTCCATTAACAGATACTGAAAAACCAAATTGTATTTTTATTGTTAAAGACATAAACAAAATACCTGAGGTATTAGATATTACACAATTATGGCTATAAACTTACTGTTTTGTTACGGACAACAATGTGTCTACCTTTAAAAGCAGTAACATAATCCCATATAGGTCCAGGTTTTACAGTAATATCGGGAGAAGTTTTAAAACCTGAGCCACCGGAAATAATTTCTACTTCTCGTAGATATCCATTTTCTAATTTTGTTTTTGTTTCTACATTTCCGTGTGAAAATGATAATATCGGATCACAATATTTTATGCCTGGTCGTTCAACTTTAATTTTATCTATTTTAAATAAGGTATTAACTGTTATGTTACCACTACCAATCTTTGTTGTTGGTATTATATTTTGTGTAGGAGGTAAAATACTATAATTTCCTGAACTAACAACATCAAATTCAGGAATATTATTTTTAATATTTGTAATCTTAAAGGAAGCAGGAAACATAAATGCACCACCAGGAATTGTGTATAGAAAACCAGGAAAAAGTGTATGATAAGTAGAACTTACAAATTCTACATGTTCTAATGACATTATTGCTCGAACAGAGCCTCCTGCACCTACTGTTGTATATGGCATAGGAGCAAAAATTGAGAATTGATTTTGTTCAAGATCAGTAGATTGGACTAAAGTACAAACAGCCGTATTATTATCAATATCAGTAACAATAGCAGTCTTTAAACTTTTTACTTTATAATCTTTTACAGAGTTTGCACCTTTTATGTTGCATTTACAAGGTAAATGTGCTAAAATATACTTTTTAAGAAGGTCGGCGTTTTGCATACAAGTATTTATTGGTATTTTATGGAATTAAGAAAAGCACTAAACGGTATAGACAGAAAGAATAAAAAATTATATAGTACGTTAACTGAAAAGGAAAAGAAAAATTTTAGTTCTTGGCTGTTAATGCGGTATATATCTAATATAAAAGAAGGACCTTGGAGACTGTTTTATCATCATTTAGTCATGACAAACGAGTTTGTTAATGTTCATTTTAGTGATTTACGAAAGCATAAAGAACTCCAATGGTTACTGCTTCAACTTGTAGGCACTGGTAAGAATTTTTTTCATGAATTTATTAGTCCAGGAAAAAAAAGTAAAAAGAATAAAATTAAATTATGGTTAATGGAAGTATTACCAACAACAAAAGAACGTGATATAGACACGTTAATAGAATTAAATACGAATACGAGTATTAAAGATTATGCAAAGCAACACGGTATCAGTGATAAGCAAATCAAAAAAATCTTTAGTTGATTCTTTTATATGCAAATATTGCGGTAAAAGTTTTAAAAAAGAAAGCACTCTTGCAGTTCATTTATGCGAACAAAAACGCAGAGCAAGAATGTCTAAAGAGCAACACGTTAAATTGGGATTTTTTATATACTTAAATTTTTACCAATTTACAATGCCCCAGCAAAAAACACAAAAAGATTATACTGATTTTGCTCAATCCAGATATTTTATGGATTTTATTAAGTTTGGTAGACATGTTTTAGATTTACAATTAACTTCTGATTTACAGAAGGAATTTATAAATTATGTTGTTACAGAATCTATAAAATTAAAAGATTGGACAAAAGGAGAAACATTTGATAAATTTCTTAAAAAATATTTAAGTTATGAATCGGCCTTTAGAGCAGTTGAGCGGGCAATATTAACAGCAGAAGAATGGGAGTTAAAAGAAAATGAACATTGGACAACATTTTTTGACAAAGTTTCAACATTTAATGCAGTACATTTTATATGCACCGGACGTATTAGTCCTTGGGTTATTCTTGGTACTAATAGCGGTAATAGGCTTCTTCGAAGGTTAAATGAAGAACAATTAGCATTAGTAGAGAAATTTATAGATATATCATTTTGGGAAAGAAAAATAAAAGAACCCGACGAAGGTTTAAAAATTATAGACGAATATTTT